GTTTAATTACACTCTGCTGATGAGTTTCAAACGTAATGGGCGGTAAGCCCAAACTATTAAAATTGCTAGGTAAAGCAATAACAAACAAGTCAGCAGAAATAAGAATAGCACTAGGGCCACCATTAGCCAAAGTGACAGATCCACCATTAGTAATAGATAAGTACATAACTAAGGTGGTTCCACCATTATTATTATAAACCAGGCTATTACCCTGATTAGTAAAATAGGCAGAACTGGTACCAAGCCCAAAGGCAGGTATAAATTGAACACCACCAGTGACAGTCTGGGTATAAATAGCAGAAATGCCAGCTGAAGAAGTAGTAGTTAAAGAACAAACATACACAACAGCGACATTCCCAGTATACCCAGCAGGCCACACAATAGTGTTGAGACCAGTTATAGAAGGTGAACGCACAATTAGTGAAGTTCCCATATCAGAATCCAAAGTCTTAACAGGAGGTATAGCAGTAGTACCAAAATAATTAGTGCCACCAGCAAGGGTGGACAAAGGGTTAAGAACATAATGGTCCTGAACATCAACAGTAGATCCAAGTTTGGGCTTTAACAAAGTAATATCATATGTAGCCCATAACTCGCCAATGTTAGTAGATGCACCTTGCATGCCAACAGTGGCGATATAAAAATTACCCCAGTCATAAAGCCGCAAATCACCAGTGGTAACAGGACCAGGTCTGGTAAAAAGGACAGAGGCGGGGGTTTCTAATTTGGCGCACTCAATAGGGTGCATTAAATTCTTGGAAGGTTTAGAGCTGCTAGTGTATTGGGATTGTTCCATCTGAAATTTGTTAGGAAATGGAGCATCAAGAACATTGTAATCAGTGGACATAACCACAGTACCAGACGCAGTATTGGTAGAAGCCAAAGCGTCATAAGAATTAGATTTGAACTCATAAATGAGTCCATTAATACGATATTCTTGATAATTCTCTGCAGAAGCAGCAAGCCAAGGAAACGAAGTCGTCAAGGCAGGTTGAATAGGAACAGTTTGAATAGTAAAAACACCAACAAATGGTGAAGTAATGACATCATTCAAGTACTCGCGGTGAATAACACGTGTACCATTTTGTAGATTTTTAAACGTAGGAAGAGGATCACTGTTCATAAGGGTATTCTTATTGACCTTATAGTCACCGTAGCCAGTAACAGACTTAAAAAGTCTGCCAGCTTCGGCTCCCACACGGCCAATAGCCGGGGAAAAGACATTACCCAACCTCTGGCCCAACCGGACCGCAGAAAAGCCCTTAGCTTTACGGGGTCTGGTGGACTTAGGTTTAACAGTAGAACTCCTCCTACGTGGGGGAGGGGCTTTATTTCGTTGTTTTCGAACACGTTTAGGCATCAATAGATGTAGCGGGGGGCAAGATAGATTATGCAAAGAAAACCCCCTCACCATGGTTAAGGGGGTTTCTATGAAGCATAAAATCATTCTGCCCTGCTAACTTAGGTTCGAGACAGGCATTAAGACTAATCAACTCAGTGGCTTTCATAGCCACACTATTATGAAGTGGTAAAGGTTGATTAGGAAGAAATTTTTCAGGTACTCCAGACTGAAGCAAATTCGGCTGATCAAACCGAACATGCTTAATGGATTTGCCATTCTTCTTTTTATTCTTCCGTATCTTACTAAAAACAACCTTAGGTTGAAAATCAGCAGGAAGGTCAAAATTGAGCTTACGCTCATGACCCTCAGTACGATACACTGCACGATCCCGGGCACCAACTATTTCATTAAATCCAGGTTCCAGGACTGATTTCACATCAGAAGATGGAATTACGGATATAGTAATATCATTAGAAGGTGGACCAACAGGTTTAGGCGGTGTAGGTAACGGAAGCAAATCAGAGGTTCGAACTTTACGCCAATTAAGATTGGCACCCTTAAATTTAAAGTCCTTAACAACACTAGGTTGTAAGAGAGGACCTGAATCAAACCTATTCTGCAACTTCCTTAAAGTAACAGGAGGATGAACAGAAAGTGGTTGTATAAAGGGGCGAACAATATGGTTACGAGGTAAAACCTCGTGGCCAATAACAACGGGATTAGTCACAGTAGGTTCAGGAGGTTCCATACACAACGGTGGTGTAAGGAAAGACTCAACAGTATGACATTTAGAAAGCCACAAACGAAAGCGGTCAAGGTTGAAAGTAGGTAAGGCCTGGACAACATAATCATCCATCCATTGGGATGGTTGATTCTTATATTGAACGTCCATGTCAAACTTAGACAACCAAGTCCGCATCGCTAAAGTTTTATCACTAGTCTTGATGTCTCCAGTCACCAAGGCTACAGATTGACACAACTCACCAAGAATGGGAGTGTGAGGGTCAGTAAGTGAATATGATCGGATCTTTTCAAGAAACTTTTCGGCGGGTGTAACGTTTGAAGGCAACGCAACAGTAGTGTGTAGTTTAGATAACTGTCGAGGAAGATCACAACAGTTGGTTTCATCACCATTCCACACACCCGGCCCATAAACGCGCGCAAGGAACTTAATCCCACACGCGCCCCTGGGCACAACGTCGATAGTCAATTCTTGTCCGACAAGTTTTGCTGCAATACGATAATTCTTGGGGCTGACATCAACAGAAAGTCCGTCATCCCCACCATAAATGCCTAAGGCACTAAAGGCTTCACTAGGAGTCTTATTTAAACCATTAACACGGGTAGACCGGTTAGCAACATAATTAACAAAAGCGTTAAAAATGGTATTAAAGACTGACGTCTCCGGAGAACCGGAGGCGCGTGAAAAGAAAGTCGCATACCACGAGGAGAAATTTCCATAAGCCTCAACATTAAACTGGGCTTGATGTAGCTCAGCTATCTCAGAATGATAATCTGAATGGAACGCACGAAAAAGAATCATGCGTTCAAGTTGGCGCATCACATTACTGCCATGCCCATCAAATTTGGAAAAATCAGTGGGTAAAGCAAACTCAGCATTAAGTAATATTTTAACAACACGGGCGGCAATCATCTGGGGGGTTAATCCAAATGCATACCACTCATGTGTTTTAAGAACTTTTTCAAGAGAATACATATACTGAGAGTAAAGCAATTTGTCAACAGAGTTGATTATGGAAATGGCTCGAGGAGGTTTAATATCTATATAACTTTCCGATTTCAAAAACATCTGTATAACGCGACGAGCTTTAGAGCCCATAGATGCGTAATAATTACGACGTTGGGTAGGACGCGACTGGCGATCCAAAACTTCATCAACATCGTGAGGATGTAATTTACCCTCAACAGGACAGAATAGTTCAACGAACTCTTCCATGCACCGCTGAAGGAAAGGCATTATAGCTTTTATGTCTTGTCGAGGTCTTACTACACGTTCACGAATACACTCCTCCTCATTAGACAAAGTCCTATCAGGACAAAAAGAAGCATGAATAAGAGGAGACATAAATGGACGCATGGTAGGACGAGCTGTAGGGTCATAAACAATAGGATTAAATTGATAACTACGAACAGCATCAGAGACAGGACACACTTGATCAGGTAAAAAGGAAAGTTTCAGTCGATGATACTCCAACAATGGCATAGAAAGCTCACGAGGGCCTTCTATGATAGCTTGAACTTGTGGGAGTGTTAAATCATATTTAGAAGTGCGGGCCAACGAGGCCACAGCATCATCCTGTATAGCTGGTACAGTGGTATTTAAAAACTGCATCACTTTACCAGTGCTCACATGAACACCTAACGTCGATTTAACGACTAGGCGAGTAAAATCATTCCCGACATATGGAGACAAGCGATTAAGCGCTTGCCCAGATATGGCTACTGAATATAGCCAAGAATTGGCTAATCTCCAGCGGCCAACAGGAGTCAAGAGAATAATTTCATGATCAGGCGAGGTGGATCGACGATCAATAAGAAAAACATTAACAGAATAAAGAACACCAAAAATATGACACGAAGTGACAATATGATCGGTCCCATAATTCCAAACCTTATGGGTATAAGTACCACCACCAGTAACGGTGTAGTGGACAAAATTGTTCTTATCAAAAGTAAAAGAGTAATTCTTAGCAATGCGAGCAACAGAACTAGGCTGAAAAGTATAGATAACAACAGGTCGTCGAAGATGAGAAAGAAATTCTGGCATGTCGACATATTGATCCACATCCACCAGCACGATCAAGGAATTGAAAGGAGGTTTAAAGGAGTGTGGCTGGACTTGAAAATCTTTAGCCCAGTAATAATCACGACAGCCATGACGGCCTTTCTTCTCGTCGTTCCTAGACATTTGATAATAATAAGGAACTAATCCAAGAAGAGACGCAAGTCGGTCAATAAAATGATTGGCTGACATGCGGTCGGCAGCAGAAACTGCATGAGTATGATTCAGAACCGGAGGGGCAGTAGACAACTCTAAGTTGAAGAACGTACGACGGGCAAATTCAACCGATTGTAATGGTCGAATCTTCCCACGGCTCAACAACTTGGTCGTCAACGAACGCCAAGGAAATAACTTATACATAAAATAAGTTAAAGCGCCAGTCGTCGCAATAACGGTCTTTGGGTGAAAGACCACAGTAGCAACAGCTGACACAATAACATTGGCTAATACTTTCATGATTGGTAGGGCTATAGTCTTAGGACGAAAGACAGTAAGCACACCACCAGCCACTAAAGCAACCTTAGGAACTGAAATAAATTTCGACTCAGCACTCAAAATGGGTACGGTCGAACTGGAGACAAGAGCTGCAGAATTAAAAGATGCAGCATTCGTCTTGATGTCCGGCGAGGGGACATATAAAATAGGGTCGTCGGGTAGTTTATCGACGGCCCAAGCGAAAAACGAGTTTATGAACCCGCGTGCGGTTGGTATCCGCACACGGGAACTGTCAAATACATTATAAGACATTTGTAGGCAACAAGTTTTTGGCG